TTGAGGGTTGATGTTTAATTGGGGAATTACATCTACCAAAACTCCTGTTGATTTTACTCTTGCTTTCATTGTTCCTCCTCTGTTTTAAAATGTTCAATCAGTTCGTTTACGGTGGCCTTGTGAACGGTATCCGTATTGACATCAATATGATAGTAAACCCAATAAGTAGAGAACTTGATTTCAGGACACAGAATCCATTTATCACCATCCGTAAACCATTGGTTCTTGTCTGTATCATCCCTCAATGCAGCGATAGCTAGGAATAGTTCTTCATTCGTTCCGCAATCAATAAGACCATCTATTTCTTTAAGACCATTTGTATCATAATCGTCCAATGAATAAACCGAATTAACTCCAAATACACAAGTAAATAGATTATTCCAACCTAAATATGGATTACAATAATAGCCAAGTTCTTTTAATCTATTTCTAATATTAGCAGTATTCTTGTGTATAAAACACTGTGTTGTAAATCCCATAATTATTCCTCCTTATCTATCTTAATATCTGTTATTTTTCCACGACATACAAAGCACTGGTCCATGTTTGGGTTTTCATAAGCTATATTGCAAATGATTTCTGAACTATCATCACACTCATTTTGTAATGAGCACTCATCACATATTCCAACACACAATTCATGCAGCATCCCGTCTATTATTATTCCATTATTTACTTCCATAATCAATCTCCTTTCTCTTTAATTCGTTCCAGTACATCCCTGTTCTATTCGAGTATATCATCGAAAGACGGGATGGGCATCCATGCAACAACATCATCTATAACCTCATCATAATAGCCTCCATTACTTTTCATCCATTTGTTTTTAGATGAAAAATACGCTTTGAATATATCACCATTCGCAACCATTACAATACAATCATCTGATGTGTCACAACCAGCCTTTTCCTTAACACTTATCCAAGGATATTGCTTTGACTGCCATTCGGCACCTAATATAAAAGGACATTTAACATTTTTGCTACTATAATATCCATCATATGCCTGTGCATGATTAGGGCAATCTTGACAGCCCATTTCGCATTGTGAGCTTATTGCCGCTTCTTCTACTGTTTGTTTCATAACTGTTCCAATTAAAAATGGTAAATCACTTCCACTAGGTCTGCAATCCTCAATTTTGTATTGAGTATCTTCAACTGATTTTATAGTACACAAAACGTATGCTTTCTTTTTTAAAAGAGTTGCAAGCCTTTTCGCTTCTTTTTCCGCACTATCCAAGCTCTCATGTTTGCAAGCTGGGGTAGCACACCCTTCCACAAACACCATGTAAAATGTATTCATATTTTATTGTATTTGAATATGTTTATAATAGTTCTTTTATTGAAAATAGCCATAACAATCAAGGCTAAAGCGACTTTCAATAATTGCTTTTTCCCAACAATTACGACATTACTACGATTTAGTCCGTCATCAGTCGTGATACTGTACCAATTCTTATAAGGTGGCAGTACCTTATAGATAGATATTTTATAAATTATCTTCTTCATTTATGTTATTATTTGAATTAATAAATTGGCACATCATAGCCTTTTTCAATCAAGAACTTCATTACAGTTAACCCAAGACGTTCTCCATGCCATTTTTCTGTTGACCACTCTCTATGATAGTGGTAGGACAAATCTTCGGGATTAAAAAAGAAAGTAATTTCGTCACTATCTCGATTATCCTCTTCCCGTGTAGATTTGTATGAGCACCATACTGAATCTCTAAATATAGTATTATTATACTCGGTTAAAGTTGGATAATTCCAATAGTCAGGATGAGCGCAGCATCCTTGAATTACTGCAACCTGAAAAATATCCTCTTCTGATATTTGCATTAAAGGCTTATCACCAATCACTATTTGCTTCATTTTTATTTATAATTCGTCAAACTCTTTTTGTAATTCTTTTATCTTACTATCCAAAGCATACAGATATAACTGAAAGAAATTTTTACCAAAAATTTCTTCCTTTAATGGTACATCATTGTGCATCCTGTTGTATGTAAATATCAATCCACCACCATATTTTATGTTAGAATTTTCAAGTGCCATCTTATGATCTTTGTATTCCTCTATTTTATTGTTGAGTTCTATTGCTTTGTTGAATTTATCTTTATCCATATTTCTCCTTTCCATCTATCCTAGCAGCATATACATTGCTACTAGGAATAGATAATAAATTGTTGTTTTACTCATTACTCATTTGTTATTAGTTAATTGGCAGTTTCATAAAACACATCCACATAGTCTTTCCATGTCTTCCAGTAGTATGACCGAAGAGTGGTTGCCGATTGATGGCACTCAATACTTCCCTAACTGTTATCTGATCCTCATTCCATTTGAAAATCAGAACTCCGTAGTCATCCAGAACACGAAAGCATTCATCAATTCCCTTTTTTATCACCCTTGGCCAATCTTCAGGAAGTTTACCATACTTCTTGGCTAACCAACTATTTTTGCCAACCTTTAGCAAATGGGGTGGATCAAACACTACCAGTTTAAAGGATTTATCCAAAAACGGCATATCGGTAAAGTCCGATACGATGTCTGGGTGGACTTTCAGATTCCGCCCATCACAAAGAATGTATTCTTCGTCCCTAATGTCAGCAAACAAAGCCAAAGGGTTTTTTTTGTCAAACCAAAACATCCTACTGCCACAACAGGCATCTAATATTATTTTTGTTTCACTCATTTCTTTATCGTTTTGAATTATTGTTTAAATTCCGGTAAAACACCGAGATATAAGTACCGATTATCAACGGTTCTGTGTGCTGTAATGTAGAATAATACATCGCCTTCATTTTTAATGGCGTCGCATCCTTGTATAAAGTTTCTTGAGTAATATGCAGGAGGTATGATTTCCCCTATATAGTTATATAACCTTTCGTCAATATAATCACCTGGCGATAAAAAGTCATCCAAGTCTTTATCCTGTTTTGCCCATTGTTTAAAAGTCTTTTTCATTTCTATTCGGTTTTAAATATTAATCTTTTTCAATGAAAGTGTTAGTCGTGTTTATCACACCAGCAGAATCAACGCTCTTACCATCCCGGATAAACACTTTTTCTCGCATTAACTCTTCATAGTCATATCGTGACATTCCGATTACACACACACGACCATCAACATACAATTTACATTTCATTAATTCAGTTTCTTCTATCGGACCGATAACATCTATTTGAATTGTTCTTTTATTCATAATTCATTCCTTTCTATATCGTTTATAGTCATATCCAGCTATTTCCGTTGAAAATCAAAAATGGCTTTCTGTAGCTCTTCACTATCTTTGGGTATATGTGTTTCATCAATATGACAATAGCAATATTTGCTGCCGTAACTGCACACGTTGAATGTATTGTTCAGAATCTCGCCATATTCCCACCGTGCATTCGGATTCGGTATCCTACCTTCCTGGAGCCACTGCCATTCTGTTTTCATGTTCTCTCGATAAGCCATGTTTTTTTTTCGCTTCTCGTCCCTTTTATCTGATGCTTTTTTGTGCTCTTTTCGTTTAGCTCTAAGCATGTCCTTTGCAGTTTCAGAGTCTTTGTGAACTTCGTTGTCTTTGTAGTATGTTGCTTTCTGCCCGTGAAAACAATTAGTCCAACGTTCTTCACCTACCGCATCAGCGTTAGGTACATAACCCTCTTTTGCCCATTGTAATGCCGTTAATGCTTCCATAGGTCTTATTGTATTAAATCCAACTTATAGCTTCAACTTTCTTAATACATCTACCATCAGGGGGAGTTATTGTGAATCCTCCATATCCTTTGACTGATTCCTGCCGGTATGCCTCCGCAGAAGATGGAGGCAGCGCTTGACAAGACGCAGCCGCCGGGTCTCCACGCAGGGAAGCACCTCCAGGGTCACCACCACCGGCGCGTCCTGCCAGGTGATTCGCGGAAACATCTCTCCGAACTGTCCTTTGGGGATGTAAAGGGCTTCCTCGCCGGTCCACATCCCCGTGTCCCTTTCGGGAGGACAGGTGAAAAGATGTCCCGTACCGTTATAGTCCACGGCAAACCAGTATGTGTTCCTCATCCTTTCTCTCCGTCCTTGTCTTTCCCGGGAAAGGAAACTATGCCTTTTCCCAGCAGGTTCCTCACTTTTGCAATGGAGATGATGCATACAAGATTGTCCGGCTTTCCTTTCACATGGATGTACCATCTTCCGGAATCGTTTCCCGCATCGAAATGCAGGGGTTGGGTACGCGGATACCTGGCATCCAGTTCTTCTATCCGGCAATGAATCTCCTCTTTCAGATCATCCAGTGCGTTCCGGTCCTTGAGCAGGCAGTCCTTGAACTTCAGGATATGGCTCTGGAGCTCGCTGCCTTTCCTATTGACCGACGCATAAGTCTGTATATAATGTATAAAGTACATACTATTATGATTTTAACGGTTTATTCTATTTCCTCGCCCCATAAATCCAGATCACTGGGGGCGGTCCTGATCTGATACGCAAGCCACAGCATGCCCAGTGCATACAGGGCCGCAAATGATATCCACAATACTGTCATATACCACCTCCTTTTATCTGCCGGTTCAGACTGATGTTCCTGCCGTCACCCATGCCTGAGTAATACGCGGAGCGGTCGGTTCCGGTCTTTCTCGGATGTGCCTTTGAAGTGCCGGCTCCTATTTTTTCCAGGTACTTGTCAATAAGCGCGTCATGGCAGCATGTTAGGGCGGTTTCCCGTGCCTCACCTTCGGAAGTGGTGGACTCCTTCAGACGCATCAGCTTGCGGATACGTTCCATGATTTTATCCGGTATGTCATTGTTCAGTTTCATGCTTGATCGTTTAATCCTCATCAAAATCATCCTTCTGTAAATCGTAGCCGGTCAGTACGGCTTCTTTCAACAACGTTTTCAGGTCATCTGACGGGCCGGATGACAGCAGTCTTCCGGCAATCTCTTCCGCACGTTCGACCGTACCGAACCAGGTGGTGTATTTCCTGCCTTCTATTGTTATGTCCTGGGAGAAGTTCACGCGGGCGGCATTGCACCTGACAGATTCCCTGGCCAGACGCTTTCCGAACCATCCGGCAAAGGCCATGAGGTCTGTATGGGAACCGGCGGCCCTGTCCATGCAACGCTCAAGGTTCTGGCTCATGCCCTCCTCGAACATGACCCTCGCAAATGTTTTCCCGGCATTGCAGCCGTTCCGGACTGCCGCATCCCGGTATATTTCCTCAAATGTTTTCATCGTTCTGTTTTTTTTGCTCTTCATATTTCATGTCCCGCTGCCGGACATCCGGCCTTCTGCAGGAATTCATTAAAATCATTGCACCCGGGATACAGGCGTTCCGACTCGTTCACCAGTATCACGTTTTCAGGAAGGAAACTCCGTATCTTTCCCAGTGCCCCGCGCCCCGGGGCGTCGTTGTCGAGAAAGGCGTGTACCTTCTCATACTTTGAAAGGAAATCCTTTGAACGGTCCACAATGGCCGTGGAGTTCAATACGCACACGTCCAGCTTTCCAAGTGCGGGCATCTCCGGATGCTCCCTTGCGTACTGCTTGAAACTGAGAAGGTCAAAAAAGCCCTCGAAAACGGCGCAGGACCTGTTGCCTTCACTGATGCAGGTAATATCCTTGGCGTAGGCGCACCCCTTGAACATGCTGTTCCGCAATTCGAAACCCCGGTGGTCGTTGGCGAATCCGAGCGCATATTTCTCACGCGGATTCCTCTCGAAACAGTAGTGGACCTCCACACAGTATTTACGGACAATCTCCCCGTCAATGCCACGTGAGGCGGCGTAGTCAAGCAGATGCCTGTTCTGAACGGGAATGACCTTCAGGACGGTCATTGGGGCGGCTGCCGGAAGCCTTCCTGACACCGTTTCCGGTTTCCGTATCGAAGGCATGGAAAGCTGCGGGGAGGTCCTCATCCTTCCGAGTTCCTTCATGGCCTGCGGAAAGGAGCAGTTTTCCACACGCATGACCAGATCCACCGCCCTGCCATACGTACCGTCCCCAAAATCATACCAGCGGTTCTCCTCCCTGAAAACCTTGAAGCTCGGGGAAGTATCGGAACGGAAGGGGGAACGGTACATGTCATAGCCGCCGTACCGTCTGGACGGCTCGTAACCGTAATGGGAGAGGATGTCTCCCAACGGGATTGAATTGGCTTCCTGTGATGTCATGGTTATGTCGCTTTAATGGTATTTTCCGTTTGATTCCTGCCGGTCCTCACGGATGGGCAGGATGAGTTTTTTAAATTTATAAATTTATTCCCGCCATCCTCGCGGACAGCTTTTCAGGGTAATTCCATCATATTGTCAACACGGCGTTTCCGGCTCCTATGCGGAAACTGCCTGCCTCATACGGCTCAGGATAAACCTGGTGGGGCTCTTGATCCTCTTGTTCCCCCAGGTTTCCTTCAGGGCGGTGTCCAGCACCATGGGCGCCACGGAGGCGAGCTGCAGGATCTCCTGCTGGTCCCTCACCGCGACCCCCAGAAGCTCGAGCGTCTTGCGGCGGTTGCGCATGGTTTCCTCCTGCCTCCTCTGCCGGTCGGCCTCTCCGTACTCGGCGTTGTATTTGGCGATATAGTTTTCAACGAGAGGATACAGGTAGTTCCCCTTGGTCAGGTGGAAATCACTCTGCAGGATATCCTCGATTGCCTTTCCGACCGGGAATTCGGGATAACAGGCCGAAAGCCGGTATATCCAGCCGGTATAATACTCGTCCACTCCCAGATACTTGAGCTTTCCCGGAAGAGAATCCCTGTCCTCATCCTTCTCCCCTTCACCGGAGGCTTGTGTCGGAGGGGTTGGGGAGGATATTTTATTTTCTTTTATTTTATACGGTTTATTTTCGCGAGTTTTGTCCGCTTCTTCGCGAAGTTCCTTTTCAGCGGCGAACAATGTGCGTATGCGAGTCACAGCCTGCCGGATTTCCTTCCCATCCTCCGGAAGGGAAGCCGGAGATCCGCATTCATGTGCCGGGGTGTCCTGCTGTTCACAAGTGGCATGCGGTATGGTGGCGGACTCCGGTGACGGTTCCGTTTCCAGCAGAAGGATGCTTTCCGGAATGCCGGGCTTGCGGTGGATGGCCTTGCAGATGCCTACATACAGTTCCTGTATCTCCTCACTGGTCAGAATCTGTTTGTCCTGCCACAGTTCTTTGTTGAAAAGGCCCAGTTCGGCGCAGTAGTCGATGATGTCCGAAACCTTGTTCTCATCCATACGGGAATAGTCCGAGATGTCGAACAGACCGTCGGCATCCATAACCATATAGCATCCCTCGACACGGTAGATCTCGTTTACAATGAAATGGAACACACCCCAGCCTTCCATTCCAAATTTATTTTTTAGTCTCTTTACTTTCGGATCATAGAAATGATCGGTTTCGAACCTGAAATAGGTGAAACCCTTTTTAGCTGTTTTTGGCATAAGCTTTATATTTAAAGTGGATAATACATCAGCTGGCCGAAAGCTCGAACTCCTTGGGAATGTCGGGATATCGGGAGAGCAGACCGCAGGATCTGACATGATCCATATAGTTCCGCTGTATGTCAGCGGAAGTCAGGATGCGGTGTTTTTCGTATAGCTCACCGTTGAAAAGTCCGACTTGTATGCAGCCGTTGACAATTCTTGTGACATCTTCCAAAGAGGCATTCCAGTAAGAGGCCACCGCCTGCGCCGTTTCCTCGCACCACAGCAGGAGGTAGCTCCCGTTGTGGAGTGTCTCGTTTACGAGATACCGGTAAATGCTGTAACCGGAAAAACCGTATTGGCGGGTGAGTCTTCTGACTTTCATGTCAGAAAATTGGGAAGTGCTGAGCTCATAGCAAGGATGTGTTCCGCATTCCTGGCGCCGTACAGCCCGTGACAGGCGGCGGCTTGTTCCGTTTGTAAAGCTTTGGGTATTCATATATGATAATGTATAATGTTTACTGTTAAGAATTATGTATATGACGGACCGGGCTCCCACTCCTTGGGAGAATGGGACCGGTGATTATCTGGCCGGAGGAATATGGTGCTTCTTCCGGACGAACTGGACATAATTGTGGACGGTCTTCTCGCAGACGTGCGGAAAGTCCGGATAATGTTCCCGCAAGTAGTCGCCAATGCGGCTGCTGGAAATGGAGGGAAAACTGGTAAGGAGGGATGCGACGGCCTGCTCGTAGGCATGGAGTTTGTAATGCCGTTCTTTGTGCTGGAGGACTTCCTCCAAGCTTAGGGATTGAAGATGTCGTACCGTATTACGGGACACACCAAGACGACGGGCTGTCCGCGCAATGTTGATTCCCCGTGAACGAAGATCAAGGATATTGCTCCATAATATGTATTTTTCTGTTAAATTTGCCGCATCCATAATCTATTAGACAGATTTCGTAACTGGGACATTCCAGATTACGAATCTTTGATGCAGCTAAATTACCGCCCTCAGCGGGAGTGGGCTTATTTTATTCGGAAGTTGCCGCTTCATGTGTACACTTGTCGGTTTCTGCTACCATTGAGGTGATTATCAGTGCCTCCGGGGACATTGCCCTGTTTTTTGTTTCAGAAGCTTCAGCCTCTCCGCAAAAGCCCGTCAATAGGGCAAAGCGGCTGAAGGATTGCCTTTGGAAATTTCTTCAGCTCGATTATGGAAGCTTCAGTTTTTGGCTGTTCGGGATGTGTCTCTGTGTAAGTTCATTTTTTCTAGTGCTTTTATACCTGTTGGAAATGATGTTGCTATTAGGAAGAGTTTGCTTTGTGCCGTAATGGCTTTATTGCTTCACCTTAGTGAAGCAGCCGTTTCACACAGGTGACAACGGATCTTCACCAGAGTGGGATGGCGTGTTCACCTAGGTGATGGACAGAAAATACAAACTAATCCTGATGAAAGAGAATATGTTTCCGGTTGTGTCAGTTTGCTTATTTAGGGGTGCGATACGGTGACAAATGCCTGGATATAGGACTTTTGAAGCATTGGGGAACCAGTCTGTGCGGAGTATGCATACTCTCAAAGGATGCGGCTGAAGGATTTTTCTTCGGGCTGAAGCTTTTTCTGGTGTAATTCTTCAGCCGGAATGCCCACTGGCAAAGGGTTTGCGGAGAGGCTGAAGCTTTTGAAGGAATTTTCCTTTCCTTTTTTCTTGTATCACAAATTTGCTGAATACTCCTGGTTTTCCGTAATGCGTCGGCCCGGGCTAATACTTTGCACCCTTTCGGGTATATTATACGAAAGAAACTAATAAATTATACCCATTAGGGTGTAATTGTCGAAGCTTTTGCTATATTTGTACCCTAAAGGGTGTAATTATGAGTGATTCATTGTCATTGTTTGTAAAAGAAATGCGTAAGCGGTTCGGACTTACGCAAGTAGATTTGGCGGCTAAGGCGGGAGTGGGGCTTCGCTTTGTGCGCGAGTTGGAGCAAGGAAAGCAGACTTTGCGGATAGACAAGGTAAACCAGGTGCTTGCCCTCTTCGGACATGAAGTAGGGGCTGTGCCCTTAGGAAAGGAGCATAGCGCATGA